AAATAAAGGGTATAATTAACACTTGACAATATAGGGGATAATGAATTATTATCCCCTATATACAGACATGAATAATAATAAAAATAATAATAAAGGATAATTAAAATATGGACAAAAATTTAGAACAATTATTGTATATCACGGGACAATCTCACGCTAATATTAGCGCTCAATCTTCTAGTTTTGGTAAATTAGCATTAATACGAGAACTAGTTAGCGAGATTGAAGAGTTAAATTTAGATAATGCTAGCCGTGTTAAAATTAGATTGTGGCTAGATAAACACCAAAACAAAATAAAGGCTGAATAAATGTTAGATAAAAACAAAACAATAATTGAATATCTTAAAAATAAATTGTCCGAAATTCAATTAAATATTGAAAAAACACAAAAAGAATATCCAATAGAAAATACTTTTTGTTATGAGTGTGGAAACCATACTCATGACGCTAGTTATAATGAACAAATAGAAGAAAATTTTTTATTAAGTGAAATAGAAAATTTAAAAACAAAAAGTGAGGAATAATGGCTGTTGACTTTGAGGCGTTAGATCATGTTAGGGCGAAAAATAAAGCTAAAGTAAATGAAGAGCGCAAACAAATGAGAACTGAATTAGTTGAATATATAAATAAATGCGATAGTTATGAATTGTCAAGATTATATGACGAATACAAAAGACTTAGAAAAAAATAGATTATTAAGCAAAAAAGAACTTTTGCTTATAGTTGAAAATGACCCCAATTTAAACATCGAAGAGTTTAAAAAAATGAAAGTTGATGAATTAAGAGATAATTTAAAAATAACTCACTTAATAAATGGAAAGTATAAAAACATGAGCGGTTTTTGTTATACTTGTTTTTCACCTCTAAGACCCGATTATACCGCCCATAAAAACTATTGTATTGATTGTTAAATAACCTTAAATTTTGAACCCACCTATTAATTAAATAAGTACTGATTAATATATATTTTCTTTAAATTATAGCTTGATTTGAACCCGTTGCGGTCAAGTTATTATTATGCAAAAGTCCGTGAGCCGAAGACCTTGCAAAACTTTTTTAAAAACCTTTTTTCATGATCCATGAGCCGTAATTCATGGCGCTTGCGCTTTGTTTTATGATTTTTTTTCGCTTGAGTGTTATTTGTGTTGGTTGGTTAGCTTGTGCGTTGTAAAATAAAATAAAAATAAAATCTCTTATTATTCCTGGCTCATGAATAATGAGCCAGGAAACTTGAATTTTTAGTCCTGTTCTATTTCCCGTGCTTTTTGTTCAACAGCCCACCAAACAAGCAAATTTTTAAAAGTGCCGTCACTGTCAACATTACCCGCACCATTAAAATCACTTATTAAAAATGGAACTGAAAAACCCGTGTCTTGACTTAAATCGTAAAGCATATTCCAAATTTCATCTTTATGCTTATCATAAAATTTGATTGTTTCAGTATAATAGGTCAAGCCAGATACACCACCTTTACAACCATGAGTTGCAATGTCTTTGATTAAAAAACGGTCTTGCAATTGACCCACCGCCAAAAAACCTCGAATTGAGTTTTCATCTTCTGGCTTATGTTTCATGATTAATGATGAAGACCATTTTAAATTTTTATCTTGCATCATTTTATCTTCGTCGCTTCTATATATTTTAGTCATATATTTATTGTCCTTTATTTTAGTTTATTATCCTATTGACAATATAATTAAACTTTGATAATGTCAACTTATGATTACAGAAAAACAAAAAAGAAAATTGTACTTGTTAGGGTATAAATCTGGAAAATCAAAACTTCCTACTCAAAATGAGTACGATTTAAAAATAGTAAAAAAAATAAAAGAATGTGCGGTTAATGGCAAAATCGCCGTTCTTAAAAGTGATGAGTATTTTTATGATAGCCCCGATTACAATGTTGATGGCTATGTTTCAGAATATACTCATTTAATACCCGCTAATTATACGGCTTATAGATTGTTTTTAAAACAAGCTGAAAAATGCGCTGATACCCCGTATCATATTAGTATTGTCGAGCCAATACAATTATCATTCGGCTTTTAAAATCTCTCAATAGTTAATTGATAACCCGCCCTTGTTTCAAGGGCGGGTTTTTTGTTTGTATGGTTCATGTTCCGTGACCCGTGTATCTTTAATAGAGGTACCAACTCGACACCAAAAAACCAAAGTGCGAAGCACCCCACCCCCCTTTTTACGTCAGATAGGGATCCTAATGTAGTATATATATGCTTGATTTATATTGTCAGACCCTGTAAAAAACTTATCGAACATCCTTTGCGATGCAAAAAAATTTTATAAAAATTTTTTATGGAAACGAATAATATAGATATAAGTAAGTTACCTGCTGATATAAGAAGAACATTCAAACAACTTCAAGTATTACACGCTGAAAAAAAGATACGGAATAAAGCTAAAGATGACTTTCTTTCTTTTGTCAAATGCGTTTGGCCAGATTTTGTAGAGGGGTCCCACCACAGGCACATTGCAAAAAAATTTAATGAATTAGCCACGGGCGAAATAAATAGATTAATTATTAATATGCCTCCTAGACATACTAAATCAGAATTTGCATCCTATCTTCTGCCAGCATGGATGGTGGGCCGTGAACCAAAGCTCAAGATAATTCAAGCAACACACACGGCAGAACTAGCAATAAGATTTGGTCGTAAAGCAAAAAACTTGATTGATTCTGAAGATTATAGAAAAGTTTTTAATACAACATTAAGTGAAGATAGTCAGGCAGCAGGAAGATGGGAAACATCCGAGGGCGGTGAATATTTTGCAGCTGGTGTTGGTGGTGCAATCACGGGCCGTGGTGCAGATCTCTTGATTATTGATGACCCACACTCGGAGCAAGATGCAATGTCTAAAGTATCTTTAGAGAAAGCTTATGAATGGTATACATCAGGACCACGTCAGCGTTTACAACCTGGTGGTAAAATTATTTTAGTTATGACGCGTTGGTCTACTAAAGATTTAACAGGAGCCTTGGTTAATAGTCAAAAGGAAGCGAAAGCTGACAAGTGGCACGTGGTTGAGTTTCCAGCAATCATGGACCACGGATCAGATAACCCTAAACCTGTTTGGCCTGAGTATTGGAAAATAGATGAACTTGATAAAGTAAAAGCTGCATTACCTGTTGCTAAATGGAATGCACAATGGATGCAACAACCAACTTCTGAAGAAGGTGCAATTCTTAAACGTGAGTGGTGGAGAAAATATGAAGGAGATGATATTCCACAAATCTACCATGTCATACAATCTTATGATACGGCGTTTTTAAAAAAGGAGACAGCGGATTACTCAGCCATTACTACCTGGGGTGTTTGGTATCCTAATGAAGACTCAGGTGCTAATTTAATTTTACTTGATGCAATCAAGGGACGGTATGAGTTTCCTGAACTAAGGCGCTTGGCTCTTGAACAATATCGCTATTGGAATCCTGAAACAGTAATTGTGGAGGCAAAAGCATCTGGTTTGCCTTTGACATATGAACTAAGAAAAATGGATATCCCAGTAATGAACTTTACCCCTTCACGTGGAAATGACAAGCACGCTCGTGTAAATGCTGTTGCACCTTTGTTTGAATCTGGTATGATATGGGCTCCTGAGCAAAAGTTTGCGGAAGAGGTCATTGAAGAATGTGCATCTTTTCCTTTTGGGGATCATGATGACTTGGTCGACTCCACCACACAAGCAATCATGAGATTTAGACAAGGTGGTTTGATAGAACATCCAGAAGATTATGTGGATGAAGTTGTCGAACAAAAACAGAGGAATTATTATTAATGTCTAGCGTAACAGATTTATACACAAAAAATTACAGCCCTGAACGTAGAAAAGAATTTGAAAGACGTGTTAGAGAATTATCTGGTGATATGTCAGAGGAGTCTGCAGCAGACTTAGTTGCAAAACAAATGAGAGAAGAAAGAAAAGACGGCGGTATGATTGATAAACCACTTGGTTCAGGAGGCGTGAAATCTGGTCCACCACCAAAATCAGGACCAACACCACAAGGGTTGAAAGTTCCTTTAAAACAAGTTAGAAGCTAACATTGGAGAAATTTTAAATGGCAGATATAGATAAGTCCCTTCCTAACGAAGTAAGAACAGAAGTAGAAATACCAGCTGAAGAAGAAGTTACAGAGCAGGAAGATATTGTAGAAAAAGGTCCTGTAGAAGTTATACCTGAAGAAGATGGTGGAGTTACATTAGACTTTGAACCAGGAGCTATTAATATACCAGGAACAGAATCTCATTTTGATAACTTAGCAGATATTTTACCTGAAGATATTCTAGAACCTATTGGAAGTGAAATGGTTGACAACTACATGGACTATAAAACTTCTAGAAAAGATTGGGAACAATCTTACATTCAAGGTTTAGATCTTTTAGGTTTTAAATATGAAAATAGAACAGAACCTTTTCAAGGAGCAAGTGGTGCAACACATCCTGTACTTGCTGAAGCAGTTACACAATTTCAAGCGCAAGCTTACAAAGAATTATTACCAGGAGATGGACCTGTAAGAACAGATATTATAGGCATCGATTCTTCTGAAGTTCAACAACAGTCTCAACGTGTAAAAGATTACATGAATTATTTATTAATGGATCAAATGCAAGAATACGAACCTGAGTTCGATCAAATGTTATTTCATTTACCATTAGCTGGATCAACTTTTAAAAAAGTTTACTATGACCAGTTATTGGGGAGAGCAGTAAGTAAATTTATACCTGCTGAGGATTTGATTGTTCCGTATACGGCTACCTCATTAGACGAAGCGGAAGCAATCATCCACTCTTTAAAAATTTCTGAAAACGATTTAAGAAAACAACAAGTCAATGGTTTTTATGCTGACGTAGAACTTGGTCCGCCAGGTGCAGATAATAATGATGAGTTGACTAAAAAAGAAAGAGAGATTTCAGGAACTAAAAAAACTGGAAAACAAGAACCAGTTTACAATGTTTTAGAATGCCATGTAAATTTAGATTTAGAAGGCTTTGAAGACATGGATGAAAACAATGAGCCAACAGGAATTAAACTTCCATACATCGTAACAGTTGAAGAATCATCAAGAAAAATTTTATCTATTAAAAGAAATTATGCACCAAATGATTTGAAAAAAAATAAAATACAATATTTTGTACATTTTAAATTTTTACCAGGTCTAGGTTTTTATGGTTTCGGTCTAATCCACATGATAGGTGGACTGTCAAGAACGGCGACCGCGGCTCTAAGGCAGTTATTAGATGCGGGAACGTTGTCTAATCTGCCAGCTGGATTCAAACAACGTGGAGTTAGAGTTAGAGATGAAGCGTCACCAATACAACCAGGTGAATTTAAAGATGTTGATGCACCAGGTGGATCTTTACGTGATGCATTCTTTCCCCTACCTTATAAGGAACCTTCTCAAACATTGTTATCATTAATGGGAACTGTTGTAGGAGCAGGGCAAAGATTTGCGGCTATTGCTGATATGCAAGTAGGTGATGGTAATCAAAACGCAGCCGTTGGAACAACAATTGCATTATTAGAACGTGGTTCACGTGTCATGAGTGCAATTCATAAACGATTGTACGCGGCAATGAAAAAAGAATTTAAATTATTAGGAACAATTATTGCTCAATATCTACCGCCAGAATATCCTTATGACGTGGTTGGTGGTGCAAGAACTATTAAGCAAGTAGATTTTGATGATAGAATAGATATCATTCCTGTAGCAGATCCAAATATATTTTCTCAGTCACAAAGAATTACAATGGCACAAACAGAATTACAGCTTGCACAATCAAATCCACAGATTCATAACTTGTATAATGCCTACAAAAAAATGTACGAAGCAATCGGAGTGAAAGATGTTAATCAAATATTACCACCTCCTTCTCCACCTGCACCAAAAGATCCAAGTTTAGAACACATTGATGCAATGGCGGGTAAACCTTTTCAAGCATTTCCTGGTCAAGATCACAGAGCACACATCACAGCTCACTTAAATTTCATGTCAACTAACATGGTTAGAAATAATCCTACTATTATGGCAGCGATTCAAAAAAATATTTTAGAACATATATCAATCATGGCTCAAGAACAGGTTCAAATAGAATTTAGAGAACAAATGATGCAGATGCAATCGCTTCAACAACAAGCTCCAACTAATCCACAAGCTGCACAACTGTTACAACAGATAACAAATACTATGGAATCTAGAAAAGCAGTGTTAATTGCAGAAATGACAGAAGATTTTATGAAGGAAGAAAACAATATTACATCTCAATTTGACTCTGATCCATTATTAAAACTTAAATCACGTGAAGTTGACCTAAGAGCTATGGAAAATGAGCGTAAAAAACAAAATGATGAAGCTCAACAAGAGCTTGCAAGAGCAAGATTGCTACAATCTAAAGATAATTTTGAAGACAAACTAGAACAAAACGAAGAATTATCAGAATTAAGAGCTAGAGTATCACTCGCTAAGTCTGGAGTGCAACAAATGTCTGTTATTGACGAAAATTAATGGTATATTAGTTTAACAAAAGGTAAAAAATTATGATGAACTATAAAAAACAAAAACAAATGG